AAGATAGTCCTTAACGATCTGGGGCGGCTCTGGCATGTTGCCATCACGGTCCTCAATGTCGTTAAATCGGTCGTCAATCTCTTTAATTGCTCTAGTGTAGCTCTCAACCTTCGACGAGGCGATAAGGGCTTTCTCGCCCTGCATCTCCATAATCTGTGTGGCAGTCGGCCACTTGCCTGAGTCCTGGATGCCCATTCGGTTCAAGATTAAAAAGAAGTCCGTCTGGAACCACCGCTCTACAGCTTGGATGGTCATCTGGTGAACGTCGACGCCGATCTGGTAGTTCACCCCGTCGTGAATGGGGGTGGGGATGGCGTCTCTCTCGTCAATGCGGTCATAGGAGTTTATCGCACCGGGAAGGCTAGAGAAGTTCATCCGGTACTTTCTCATTACCCACATGGCAGGGTCAAGCGCCCGCTGACCGACCTCAAGCCTTTGCTTCGCCAATTCCTGTCCTGAACGAATGTCCATGATCGCGTTCCAGGCGGGGGTTCTGGCGTAGTGTTCGTCGGTGTTCCGCTCGTAGTCCCAACGGATATGAGGTTTAGAGAAGTAACCTTTTTCCTTAATGGGTTTGGCGTTGTCTTCGTTGTCTACGTTCGTCTCGATGAAGTATTCAAACCACTGTTTGCGGCTGTCCTTATCCTCGCGCTCGATCAAATGGTCGTTTCTGTTATAGATCGCGTGGATAAACTCAAACTTCGTGTAATGCTCCCCGTTCTTATAAGCGTTCAAAACAGCCTTCGACAAAGGAAGCTTGTCCATGTCGTAAGACTCGTCATTCAGTGCGCGGTGCATCTCATTGGTGCCGATGAACTTCTTGACCGCCTCGATAGCCGTCATCTCGTATTTACGATGGTAGGCACCCATCGAGCCGTGATAGTTCTCTTTCGGGTGCGGGACTAAGCACCTGTGCCGCCCCCCTTCTTTCCACACGATAATGACAGGAGAACCCACAGATAGGCCAAAGCGCGTATAAGGATTGAGTGCCTGATAAAGCTCAGACTTTCGATAGACCTCATACATATACTCTTCGCGCTCACGGAGCCACTTGTTGGTCTGGTCGTCGCCGTCAAGCTCACGAATGCTGTATCTGAGCCATTCGATATTCTTGGAGACGAGATAACCTTGCCAGCCGTCCGACATGACTCTCAAGGCCCACGGGGGAGTGCCTTCATAGATCCTGACACCTCGGAACTTCCCCTCTTGCCCGTTCTCCCATGAGGTTAGACCGGGATCGCAGAAGTCCACGATGTCCGAGGACCTATCGTCGTAAGGCTGGCGAACGGTTTCCATGTGGCCCTGCCGGCCCTTGATCCTCCTGTAAAGGTTCTTCTCTTTGTAAATCGCAGATTCGATCATGTCGTTTTACGGGGACGCCCTCGCTTCTTCTTGATCTCACGCGCCAGGGGGTTTTCCTCGCTCATTTCGCCAATAACGTCTTTTGGAGGCTCTTTGACAGCCTTTACGAGTTCCGCTACCTTTTGACCCTTTTCGCCCAAACGACACCCCTCACGCGTTGTCTGGACCCTTGGGAATCCATTGGCGTTTGGAGGGTTGTAATGGCACTCCCTGTCGGTGTTAGAAGGGGTGTTCTTCTGGTTGACACAATAAATACATTCCCCACACTTAATCATTTATTCACCTAAAAGCTTATTCTTGCTGGTTTCAATAGGGTCCAGTCCTTGTGTAACCATAGTGGACAGGATGCCCCTACGCTTCTTCATTAGCTTCTCTTGGCCCATACGAAACCGCTCAAGGGCGGCAGCGTCGAAAGGACGAGGGGTTGGAGATGGGGCAGACGGTCTTTCTGGGGGCGCTTTGCTAAAGTTAAACCGCGAGAACACCGTAGCGCCGTAACCGGCCCTAAACCTTGGATTGAGTTGATAGTCAAATTCAGTCATCATCTTCGTCCCAATGGGTCGTAACTCTGTCTCTGGAGAGGGTTGTAATCGTCCCTCTTGTTAAGGGTGTGTTCGTAATAAGTGGCCGAAGGGGCAACGTCGCCTAAATACTGCTCTTCTAGGGTCATATACCGATAGGCCATAGCCAAATGACGAACGGCGTCAGCTAAGTGTCTATGCCAGGTCTTCGCAGGCTGGTCGTGGTAAACAGGCTGGTCAGGAGAACTCAAAGCCTCATTCTTCTTCTTGCCGTAACCCTTTAAAGCCGCTATCGTTTGAGGGCATTTATCCTTGTTAATCTGGATAAGCGAAAAGATGCCTCGGGTAGCCTCAAGGCCATCGTTAAACGAGTGTTTTATGACAGACTGTAGGTCGAACCCAAGACTTGCCGCAATGTCCACAGTGGTTCTTCCGGTTTGGAAAGACTTAGCGTTGCTTCCCCGTAAGTCTGGTCCCCCAAAGTGGTCTCCGTATGTATAATCTTTGCAATTACAGGCATTGACCCAAGCAGGGAGACCTTGACCCTCATTGTCCCAGTATTCGTCGATGATCCTGATTCGTCCACGTAGAAACTGTACATACAAAGTGCCCGTCCATCTGTCGCCGTAATCGGAAAAAGTGTGAACCTTAGCCGTAGGGTCGTGGGGGAACTCGCCTACCCTGCCTTCCTTCTCGGCCTTAGCCATCAACTGGCCGTAATATGTACCTTCCTTGAAGGTTGGAAATAGACCTTTGACCCTGTATCTGAACTTGTCAGAGTCCTTACCTAACCGCTTCTCCATTCTTTCAACATAATCCCTACCAGCTAAACCAGGAATCAACCTCTTGCCTGTCTTGTAGTTAGGCGTGTCCATGCAAGAGATCGTAATGACGTGAAACCCGGCATCCGAAGTGTAAGTCTTGCCAGATTCCATATCCTCGGTGTCAGAATAACACACCCGATAGAACTCGCTCTCAGGGTCAGTGGGGTTCCCGATGGCAAGAACTTTGCAATTCTCATCAGAAATCAAACCTTCCATCACCGTATTCCATATAATCGGGTGAATACCACCCGCTTCGTCCAAACAGACCAAAACGTGAGTATTATGGAACCCGGCGATCTTCGTGGCGTTCTCAGAAGCGCTATCAGGCGTCGTAGAGAACCCCATAGCGAAGTTCTTTTCCCAGTTTTCCCGTTCCTCGTTAGATAATTTTGCCAAGACTTCCTTAGAAGGCTTCATGTCCCAAGAAGTCGTATGTAAACTACCACCTAAAGGAACTTTCGCGCCGACAAAAGAGGCCCTGATCTCCCTCCAGAGCTGATTCTTAACCTGATTCTCAGAAGGAGCCGTCGTGATAACAGTAGAAGGTAAAAAACAGGTCTTGTACCAAGCAACCAACCGACCAGTGGTGAACGTGTTATGGGTCGGTATCATATGATGGGTGCAAAGAAACAGCTTTTTCTTTGACGCCACCGAGATACACTTGACTTTTCTCTCTCCAACAAACCGGACATTAAGGATAGTTCGGTTCGTGTTGCGCCTTCTGTTTGAAGAGTTACGCAAACACTTACGTGCAAGCGTGAACGGCTGGAAGTTTGGCGAAAAATTGAACTTATAAACCGCAATCTCACGGCCACAATAATCACGCTTCTCAATTTGGGTGAAAACCTTCACGCCAAAAGACGCGACGAACGGAATAACAGAGTCATATAATCTCTTATCAGTTGTCCCAAGCGCGGCAGAACGTCCATGGGCCAACCTAAAGCCATCGGCGTCCATATAACCCTGAAGAAGTTTGATCTTCTGATCTTTCTTGGCGAAGATGAACTTTTCAGGAATGTGCTTGTCAGTGCAGACGCCCAACTCTTTTAGCTTGGTTCTCAAACCAACAACACAATAAGCGTTACAATTTTCCTGCTTTTGGGACGGAACCAGGCGAACCTCAAAGCCTTCGTCACGAATCTTCTCCAAAACGTGATCGGCGTCCTGATCGCCTATAGTTATTTTGGATGTCGTTCTTGTGCCGTCGCCAAGCCAAAAACCCAACGTATAAGGGAACGGAATCGTCTCTCCATTTTCAATCGAATAACAAACAGGAATGGAAAGATTGTTCTGCTTGCCATGCTTTAGATTGTCGCACATCCATTCAGTGGTGACCGTCTTCGTCTGACGCCAACCGTAATGTTGGACCTTAGTGCCACGACGAACTCTCTTGCGGGTTACATAATCGTGAACGTTCCATAAATGACCCGCATGAGCAATCACACGAGAGCCGTCATCAAATATCACCTCATAGCACGGCTCGGTCTGGACAGGAGACTCCACAGTGACCTCTGTGGCGTTGCCAGACTCGTTAAATACCTTGTCCCCTACATGAACATCCAAAATAGGCTTAAAGCCCTTTGTGGTCAATATAGGCGTTTCTACGGCAAGCGCCTTGCTGACCGAGTGGCCCGCCCTAACAGCTACAAACTGATGATCACGAACCGCCTCGGCAATCTCGCGCATCTTTGACCAGACATATTCAGGTTTCAAAGAGAGAACTTCCGTGAAAAATGAACATGGGTCATTACGATAACCCATCAAACGCTTGTGAATCTTCTTCTGGCGATTTGTAGGCAATTCCCTAGCCTTTAGTATGAATAATGAAAATTATATAATATATATATCTGGGGGTTAGTAGGAATAAGGGTTAGCTGAAAATATATATGAGGGGGAGGGGTTTCTTTTTCTCAACATGACCCCGGTCTTCTAGGGGGGGCCACCCCCCCCTTCCGTCTTGGAAAACAATCCTTTTATTCCCGACACATACACTCTTGAATCATGCACAAAAACCGCCCTGAGGCTCCAAAAACACGCACGAATACAAAGCGCCATGCTTAATTGCAAGTCAAATACAGGTGATTAGCGGGCTATACATAGGCCGTGCTATTGTGCTATTGTTCACATAAGCCTAGTCATCATCATCACTTATGCCCATTATGGCGGCAATGTCTGCCAGGCTTTGGCCGCCAGAGGTGATGTCGTGCTTGTCTGTGTAGCCGTGGTTGTGGGATAGCATGAGCTTGGTGATGTTGCTATTGTATTGTGACGATAATCCCTTATTTACTAATGCACTATGTTGTTCTTCTACTATCTTATCTAATGTACGCCTAAATTCATCATGTTTCTCTGCCCATTTGTATAACTGCCTTTGTAGTACAGAGATATGACAGGCGAACCCTACAACACTTGGGCATACATCCGGGCAGTTTTCGATGTATTCCTCTGCTGCTTTGTTTATCTCTGGTGTATATGTTGTTGGTCTGCCTGCGGGCATGATTACCTCGCTTTTTTTACTAAGTTGTTGTTATTCTCGCCGTTCTGTTTATTCCTGCCGTCTGTGCGGCCCGTCAGCGTCCGGTCGGCATTACTTTGGTATCATACGTCCAGATTGGCTTAAATCGCCTCAGATTGGCGCACAGGCCCTCAGAATGGAAATCAGCTATTTGCCTGCTGATTGTAGTATCCCAATTGCTTCGTCTAAACAATCTGCCGCCTCAGCCAGCTGTCTACGCGTGTAGTCCTGTTCGATGTATTTACCTGCTAGACTCTTAACCTGATCCCTATGTTTCGCCACTGCCCGCGCGATAAGCCATATTTGTATGTTGTCCTCCGCTTGCATAAAACTTTTTTTAATTAATTAATGAATTAATGGTTGACAAGTGTTTAACCGATAACGTATAGTATGTAGTGAAGTGATTAATAGCTTTTTATGGAAAGGGTTTACTGTGAAGGCTCTACTACATTTTGAAGACGGCCACATTGAAGAGTGCCGCACTCCCAGTAACCGCAATTCCAACTGGCATGACCGCTTTATCGGCAAGGTTTCGTCTTATATTACGGCTGATCAGTCAGAGAAGTGCGGATACCGCACAGTCTTTTCTCGCATTGTCCGCGTTACGTATAGTTAGCCACCTACGCCCGGCGCAGGCCGCTTTGCCTTGTTTCGATGCAGGGGCCGGGTTTCGTAGTGCGTACTGTTATGTTTGTTAACTTTTTTTAAGGAGATTACAATGATTACAATTAAAGACTTTGATACTTGCCTGCAATATGTCAACAGGGTTGGTGCCATCAAAACATCCAAGTTTCCCGGCTGGATCCCTGCATGGCAGGAAAGGGCTTGCAATCTATGCGACGACATGCGCAGTATGTCGGGCCAGGATACTTGGTATCACAAGGAATTCAAGCCGTTTAAAGCACATTACAATCGAGAACAGAACAGTTTTACCGTTACATATTTTAACACTGACGTAGTTGCTGGGACTGTTTACGCTACGGCATAATGTTAATCTATTGTTTAAGGGGATTAAATATGTTTAAACGAATAATATTAGACAATCAAGACCAAACCGCAAGGCAAATCTTTATTGACTACAACCAAGAAGGCATTATTCTGTCGGTGTACGGCAGACGCAGACTTTGCAGGGTTATACTTTCGATAGACGATGCAGGCTACATTGCCGACAAAATTAATGATGCCATTGATGAATACGAGGTGCAATCATGAAACTTGCAATTATCCACGATGGACAAATTTTTGACGTAGCCGATGACATTGAAACCTATCAACTAGAAAAACCTATGTGCGCCGCGTCTATTGCACTTGATATTGCCGACGAAATTAAACGTATACAACAATACGAGGATTAAATCACCCAAACCACGCCCTGGCTCGTCGCCAAGGCTTAAGGGCCGGTTTCGGCTGGCCCTTTTATTTAGTTTTAAAAAGGAGAGCGAAAGATGAACGACAGAAAAATTAAATTCATCTGTAATGCAGTTAAGTGGTTCGATAAGGTGAATGGGAATACATATCATAGCGTCAGAATTACACGCTGCAAAGACGGCAAAATAATCGTGGGCGTTCACCCGCCGTATGAATACGGGTATGGCGACCAATACCGATACACGGCATTTGAAGCCATGTCAAAAGCCAAGTGGTTGCCAGTCAAGTATAGAGGCAGTCACGAAAACGGGTTTCCAAAAGCCGGGGCCTATGAACGCGAAAACAATTATCCTATCGAGTGGAATGTTCAAGACGGAAAGAAGCGAGATATGATAGCAAACGGAACGCTTTAAACGTCAAACTGCAACCACTAAGGGCCGGTTAATCCCGGCTCTTTTTTTGCGCTCTCTTAACCTCTTTGCGCAGTTGTTTGATTTCTGCGTTGTTTGTCCGGTAATCAATGTGGGCAAGCAATTCGCTGTTGACCTCACTCGCCGGCCTGGTTACTACATACAATGCTTCTGTGGCTCTACCCATTTATACCTATTCCTTAATCTGCGCCACCAGTGATAAACCTCAGTCAACTCATCAACAGTACCATATTGCTTAATGCGCTTATATTCACTCTTGGCTAGCGTTAAGTCTTCTAAAGCTCTTTGTATTTGATACTTATTTTTCATAAACCGCAGTATATGTAACTGCTTAGGTTGATAGATTGTGAGCGCAGAGTGACCCCTAGTCAGGATCACTCCGCGTATAAATCATCTGCTTGAGGCCGATGAGTTGCTCGCTTCGGTGACTGCATGTCCACCATTTTGCCACGGCCAACAGCCCCTGCGCATGCAGTGGAGGGCGGTATTGCTACCGGCAACAGGTAGGGTCAGACCTGTTGTCTTTATTTAAGCCGTTTGTACTTTTCCTGCGCGGGCATCGACTTTAGCCTATATACCCACCAGGGCAGGAAGCCCAGATAATCAGTTTTTACTCAATACACGCGCTTGACGTGCTATTTCCTTATCTGGAACGTACCACCATTTATGTTTGCGACTATATATCCGCATTAAATCAATGGCTTCCGCTTCATTCTCGCATTTATCGTCTATGTGGCAGCGATATTCACCCAAAACAACGCGGGCTTTCGCTGCCATGTCTTCGATTTGTTGGTCTGTTAGACTCTCCGGGTCAATCAATTTCATACGCCTCTCCCAGAGCGTCGAGCATCTCGCGGACCTCACGATCCGTTGCCGTCCTTCGTTCGTTGGAAACTCGCTTCAGACGCGGCCCGCCGTTTGACTTTGAGCGCACCCACAATCCCCGCGTTTGCGTTTCTGTCCAACCGGGGGATTCTTCTATGGGGCATGGTTTGTTTCTAATTTCTGGCCCATCCTTAAGCCGTATTTCGTTCATGTCCTTTTTCATGTCCATATATTGTGTTATGCCTCTTCTTCCGTACTATAATAATACCAGATACGGGGGTCAAGTCAACCCCTAATCACAATAATTTTCACCCCTGGCATACCTCTTGCATGTAAATACCACCTCTATATGGGGTTATGGGCGAAAGATTTTTTATAAACTTTCTGATTTTATGGTTGACGAAAAAAGATAAAACGTTAAACTCTTAATAGATTCAAACCGATAGTAATTGAAAGGGCAAGACATGAAACACATCACAGTAACAGACGAGGCTCACAGGATGATCGCTGAGATTCAGTACGTGAGGCACCAGAGACAAAAGAGCCGCCCGTCTCTCACAGAGATCGGCACCGAGGCAATCCAAAAATTGTATGAACAGGAAAGGGCAGAAGGATGACTATCAAAGACTTATTGCTTTTAATAACCATCTTTTTCGTGGGCATTTGCCACGGATGCGCCTGCGTTGTCGGTGCTGCCCGTGGTGGCATGGAAGGAATCAGGCGGGATATTGCCGCCGCCGCAACTATGACGGCACCAGGAACGCCTGATACGTATATATGGCAAGAATTGCCTGGGCAGCCGCCGGAAGGAAAGGGGTATTATTATGAAGACTGAACATACACCGTTGCCGTGGAGCGTTGGTGGAAATTTGCCTTATGTGGTAGCAGTTACGGCCCCAGAGTATCGCGGAAGGATACCAGAAACGACAATTTGTAGAGGGCAACATACTGGCGGGCAGAACTGGCCCTATCTTGACCCTATGGAATACCGAGCCAATGCCGCCTTTATTGTTAAGGCCTGTAACTCTCATTATGAGTTGCTGGAGGCGCTGAAGGATATAAAAGTCGCCGCATATCGTGCTATATCAATGGAAGTATACGTTGATGCCATGCATGACGCACTTGACAAGATATTTTCTGATGCACAAGCCGCCATTTCCAAGGCAGAAGGAGAACAAGATGCAGACTAAACACTGTAACCTAATCGTCGCCGCGCTAGACCTACTGGCTGCAGAACATACCGGCCACGCTGAGACTATTTCAGAAGCCGAACGGTCCCTGGAGGTAGAAATCAGGAGCGAAACGGAAGGCAGTGGCGGCAATCTGTGGGATTACGACGGGGGGGAGATGAAATTTCCGGTGAATTGGCGATGGGAGCTGCTATGAGCTGGCAAGGAATTAAAGCCGCAGCAAGGAGAAAACTGTTTAGAATGCAAACAGGTGGAACGGTGGTTGTGTCTGGCGAAGAGCTAGACTTCATTAAAAAGATTGCAAAAGCAGACGAAAGGCGAAAACTTATTACTGCCGCAAACCCAAACAGGTCAGACTATACTAACAAATACATAGCCTATCTTGAAGGGGGTCAAAAATGACCGAAGACCAAGCTTATCGTGTTATGGACGCCATCGCTGAATATCACCGGGCGCTGCACGCCCAGACAGACCGCATGGCCGAAATGGAACCAATTAAACCGATGGATGAGGCTGAGGATATGCTGCTGGAATCATTGATGGGGGGTGAGTCATGAGACAGTTAATACTCACGTTTGCCGCTGGGGGCGCTGTGGGCGCTTCTGGGCTGTTTTTAAGTGGTATGGCTACCCAACACCCATATAAAGAGA